ACTTTGGAGCCGTTGAGGTAGGCCACGCCGTTGGCTGTGCCGCCTGACATAACTGGGTTGGCAGTGAACGATGCAACACCTGTGGAGTCAGCCAGCGTGATCGACGCAGTGCCATCCTTGGCCTTGATGTTGGTCACTTCAAGGTTGGTCGTGTCAACAGTGGTGGCGTTGACGGTGGTGATGTTGCCTGTTGTAGATGTCAGCGTGGTGATGGTGGTGGCATTGATAGTGCCGCCCTCAACCTTGTCACCACTGATCTGGTTGTCAGCAAGCGTCAACGTACCAGCAGAAACATCCAATGTCTTGCCTGATCCAACAGTGATGTTTGATGTAGCAATAGTGGCTCCATCAATTGTACCGCCGTTGATGTCAGCAGTGTCAGCAACAAGGCTGTCGATGTTGGCAGTACCATCAATATACAAGTCTTTGAATTGCAACAACGAGCTACCAAGATCAACTTGATTGTTGGTCTTAGGTGTTACAGCCGACGCAGAAATCACAACGTCTTGTGTCGGTCCCACCTTCGTAATCGGTGCACCTTCAGCATCACTTCCATCGTGAGTGTGACCTGTAGTTTTATGAAACGCTGCTTCAACACCATTGAACTCGTTGTCGAGGTCAGAAGCGTTGACAATGTTTCCGTCTGCGATGTTATTCGATACATCTGTACGTACATACCCTGTCATAGGACACCTTTCTTATCGTCTGTCATGCGTCATAAATTCCAACGTTGCAGCGTCAAAGCTGTACGGAGGAGTTGTACTATCGCTAACAAACTGCAACGACACAGAGAAACCGCTACCGATTACCTGTGTCTCAAATACTTTCTTCAACTTATCACCATACACAATCGATCCATATTTCGCTGTCGTAGACCCATAGAAACCTACAGTATCTGTCGTGTTCGAAAGAACAATTGTTTCCGGCTGTATAGACCCTTGAGTGTCAAAGTCAAACTTCAGGTTTGCAGATACATCCACACTTCCTTCAGGATCAATATACAACTGCATCTTATAAAACGTCTTGCGAATGCGAGGATCTATAATGGGCACAAACGGTGTAGCAAACGTTGCTCTGATGTTTGCACCATCAAAACTGTTACCACTTTCCATTCTGTACACATATCCATCAGCATTGGCAAACAATACATAGTCTGCTCTGTCAGCATAATCGCTATCAGCAACATATGCTTTCATGCCCACAATCTCTGCCCAAGCAAACGTTCCAGCTTCATCAACCTGTGTACCCAATACACCCTTAGAAGCATCTACACTAACGTTACTGCTATAACCAAAGATTCTATACTGACTCTTATTTTTAATCACAACCGACGCAAACGCTGAGCTAGACGATGTCAAATCAACCAGCTCTCTCTGAATCGATTTAGACTTACTACCTAAACCAAAATCACCAATACGATCTGTCGCTGACAACATTCTCAATCCGTCTTGAGACAGATACATAATGTCACCGCCAACCTCTTGAACAGTGTCACCACTGACACAACCAATCTTTCGAGTGATCGGTTCAAGAGAAAAATCAGCAATGGTATTACCCGTTAGTCTATGAATAGATTGCTCACAAAAGATGATGAGTTGCTCACGAAATACAGCTAAGGCTGTAATAGTGTCACCAACATTAATAATACCAGCACCGTTAGCTGCTGAGAAATCGTCATCTGTAAACGGGGCGGTAAACGTTAATTGATCGCCCTTAGCTAGAAACAAACTATTCTTAAACCACGTTATGTATTCAGCACCCTCAACATCAGCTAAACCTGTTAGCTTTTCGAATACACCATTATACGTGAAAGGATAAGAAACACCATTAACACCAGCAATCTTCTGAACTGAACCAAGTCTATATCGAGTAAATCTAGTCTTTGTTCCAGATGTAAAAGATGTTGATACAAACGTTATACCAGAATTGTCAGAAGGAGCTGATGCAAGTGCTGGATAAATAGACAATGTAGCTCCACCAGACGTCACTGTCGGTGTTGCCTGTAATGTATACACTTTTTCTACACCGTTAATGTAGAACACGTCACCAATCTGTGGAGAGCCTGTCAGACCATCAACAACCAGAGACGTTCCTGTTTGACCTGCACCATTAACCAACACTGTTCCATATGACGGAACACTGATAAGAGTAAAACCACTACCTGTAGACTCATAAACATCGTTACCACGTGTAGCAACAACGTCTCCATCCCAAGCAGCAACACCTGTCACCAAATAGTCAGAAGTGTTATTGCTAAACGTTACCACTTCTTTATCAGCATAGCTAGCTGATAATGACGTTGTCAATGTCAATGTTGCTTGTTTATACGAAGAGTTATAAGAAACACCACCTGTGGAAATAATGTATTCATCACCATCTACAGTGACAGTGTTACCCTCTTCAGGTGCAGAAGACAAACCACCAACTACAAGAGTGTTACCTGTCTGACCACTTCCTTGAACATATGCTTTACCCCAATAAGGAATAAAAGCATCGTCATACTTCTCATATCCCAATATGCGCTTATAACCACCGTCTGTCGAAGGTTCGAAGTTTCTAAGAATACGAGCACTGCCGGGTGCTTGCGTACCTTGCTGAAGAGGAGACAGATTGCTAATCAACCCACCCTTAAACTCAAACGGATACGTTTGCCATGCGTCAGCCATTAAGCAACCCTCGGTCCTGCAATATAACGAGATGGTTCAATCAACATTGTTGAATTGACATTCTCATATCTGTTAATCAGAATAATACGCATACGTTTGATGCCTTCTTCAAACTTCGATTTAGACATGGCAGCAGACTGCTCATTGCTTCTAAACATGTAAGTGTGATAGGCAGCACCGTCTAGAATAATGTGTTTAAATCTTTCAGGAATTGACGGTACATCTGAATAAAGCTCTAAGTCTACAGGAACTCTATAGTATTCGTAGACAATGTCATAGTCTTTATCAGGCGGGGGAACAACAACATATTCCAACGAAGGAGCATGAGCGACATGTTGAGGAACATCGTAGACACTGGTATCTTCTGTGTACTCTTGATCAACATGCTTTTGCAAATACGTGTCATAAGTGATTACAGACAAACGTGAAGTTGCGTTACCAAACGTGCTGTCAGCTTTGACACGGAAGCTATCAAAATCAATCGTAGACGCATCAGAAGGGAAAGCATAACGACTGGTACCAGTTGTCAGCGTTTCCTCTGCTGTGATGTGATTAAAGGGCCACTCGTAGTGTGTCTGGTTAATGTCTCTTATAGCATTGTTTACAGCGTCTTTAACGTGCGAATAAAAGCCCTTAGCCGTTGCAAAATTAGAAGAGGTTAGTTCCACTTCATTAAGCTTACGACATACAGCATTGACAAGTTCAAGATAGTTATAAGCCATTATTGTTCCTTCACTCGCAGCTTCACTGTACGTTCAGCAACGCTGCCGCTACTATCAACAATTCGACAATAGATTTTGTATTCAGTGTTGTTTGTACCTAAGCCGAGAATAATGGTTGCCACTGTAGACGTTGCTGTTTGTGAAACGTTCTGCAAACCATTAACAGTATTACCAGCAGTGAAAGATGTCTTAACACCATCAGCATCGTCAATATACCACGAAGCTGAAGAAATGGTGGCAGCACCTAACCATCTAGACCAATCAACACTGTAGTCTAAACTTTCATCAGGATCTTTGTTAGGCCAGCGAAACGACATTAGGGTATCCTTACTGTTCTTTCATGAGAAGTGCCACGTCTCGGTATATACGTCTGTCTCACTTCTTTATCAATATATGCGTATCTGTCAAAGATATCGGGTTTTCTTTCGACCATCACTATTCTGTTTTGTTGTTCTACTCGAACAGTGCGTTCTGAAGAGCTAGCCCGTCTTTCAACATAAACAACCCGTTGCCTATCAAAAGCGTCTGGATCAAATACATAAACGGTGGTGGTAACAACCACAGCACCAACATTACCCGTTATACCATGTCCAGCAATTTCGAATCGGCAGTCAAGAATAAAGCTGACACTGCCAACACTTACCGACGCTGATACTCCTGTAATAGCAGTGTTAGCGTCTGCTGCTACTTCTGCTGTTCCAATTGTAACATTGCTTTCAACACCAACAAGAACAGTGTTAGACTCTGCAACAATTGTTACATCACCAACAGAGGCTGTAACAGATATGCCATCAACAGG